AAAAAAAAAGTGTTTTTAAAAACACTTTTCATTCAACTGAAATTTTTAATTTTCTTAAAAAAAGTTCAAAAAAAAAATCCAAATAAATATTCAAATAAAATGGCGAAGCAGCCGTAGGCTGAGGGCGAAGCCCGATGCCGAGGCTTAAGCCGTAGGCTTAAGCCGTAGGCTTAGTTGACCACTTGTTGGCCACTTGTTGACTAATTAGTTTAATTAGTCCAAAACCTATTTTTAACCCTTATTTTTAACCCTTATTTTTAACCCCTTATTTTAATCCTTATTTTAATTAAATCAAACTATAGATCTAAATAATTTTTAAATCATCGATTTTTTTTTAAATAATTAATTAATTATTTTTATATTAAATAAATATATTTTTATATATATACTTATAATAATTTTTCTAATAATTTTTTATAATAAATTTTTTAAAATGGATATCACAAAAGAAGGAATGAGTATTTTTCAGTTTATGGCTGATTATGGTGATGAATTTAAAACTTTTGATGGTGATGAATGGAATCAAAGAGAACGTACAAAAGGATGGAATATTAAATATGTTATTCAGTGTGAAAATTTCTCATTTGATGTTTTTTCTGAAGGATTTCAAGAATGGCTTAAAAAAAATAATTATCGTTTTGAATGGTATGATCCAGATTTTCTTCTATTATTTGATAACAATGATGACGATTAATTAATTAATTTTATATTAAATAAATATATTTTTATATATATAGTAATATTTTTTTTTATAATAAATTTTTTAAATGGAGAAATTAAGCGAAGAAATAAAAAGAAACATTGGATTAAATGCAGGATATATCCTTTGGGATGATCTAAATGAAGAAGAAAAAAAGAAAGCATGGTTTAATAAAACTAATCATCATTATCATTCATATTCAGTTATAGAGGCTAAAGATAAATTTCCGCCTATGCTTTGTTTTAAAAGGGTAGGGAGTGGTTATAAGTGTGATTATATACTTAACTTAAAATCAATGAAACCAACAAAGAATAGCCCAAATCAAAAGCAACTTTCAGATGCTATTATACAGAGTCTTGTATAGGTCTTGGACTTGGTGGTGTTTGTTCATCAATTTTTTCTTCACCTTCAACATCTCTTACAATCTTAATACAACAGAAATTAACTTCTCTACATTTAGATTTATAGCACAACTTAGCAATTGCTAAAATTAAGCCTATAGTTGATGTTATTAATAATGTATAAAATATTTCTGATAATTCTTGCATCGCACTGCGTAGCGGTCGCTTATATTTTGGGTAAAGCCTTTTTTTAAAAGGGTTATATATTTATATATATTTTTTTTTTTGATTTATCCCTGATAAAAAATTATACCATTAACACCTGTAACAATAACAGGAAAACCTCCACTATTCCAAAAAGTGAAATTGAGTTGAACTTGACCATTACCTAATGAAGTAATCCCATAACCTGAATAATTTAATGTATATTGACAAAACCAATTAAGTGATACAACACAATTACCCAAAAGAAAGCCATCAAATGGATTAAATGGGATTGTAATAGTATAAGTTCCAGATTGTCCATTTGTAACGGTTAAAGGTGTATCGCTACTAAATCCATAAATCCCACCAGCATATTGTGGAAATATTAATGAATTATAACATACAGAACCGACTACATTGTTACTACAAGTAATACTTGAACCAATGTTAATATTACCGCTAAAATTTACCTGATTCTCAACACTATTATCACCAGTAATTTGAGGGTTAGTTCCTGAAGTTGTTAAAAGTGTAATATTTGATGATTCTAATGTCGGCATTTGTAAAACATTATTTGATGGACAATTTAAAGTAACACTATTATCTCCGCCATTAGTTAATTGAAGAGCAGGTTCAGTAGTAGTACTACCAGTATTTATTGATAAAAGACTATTATAACATCCAAGTTGATAATCTGAACCAGAATTTTGAGAGTTAAGAGTAACTCTTATAACATCGATTTCACCATTTCCAGACGACAAACTGATAGGAGGATTAAGAATTGTTCTTGCACTCATTTCTCACTGCGTAGAGGTTGCTTGTTAAATTTTGGGTAAAGCCTTTTTTTAAAAGGATTAATTTTTAAGAATTTGATTGAAAATTTAATTGTATTATATATTAAAAAAAATAATTTTTTAAATTAATATTAATTTGAACCAATATATTTTATTACAAGTTAGTCAGTAACAGATTCACTCAATTCGGGTATAACATCATGAAATAAATATTCTTCCCATTCACCTGGATCTCTTAATAATTGGTCTAATATTTTATTTCTTTTTAGTTCTTGGGGTTCTCGCCCCACATCTTAAGCTTCAATTCTTGATAATATATCTCCCATAGCTCCCTCAACATAAGGACGAATTGGCACAAATTGAGCATCTCCATTTTGAACACTTTTCATCGACCTAATTCTATCATATTCTGAGCTACCTTGTTTGACAACTTTTCTCGTTTTACCGTTTTTACTAATATATTCCCATAATGGCGCACCTCGTAAAGCTTTTTTACGTGCTTGTAGTTCATCAACTGATAACCTATTTCCTACTTTTATAGGTGGATAAAGTTCTCTTCCAGGTTTTCCACTATATTTATCGATTAACCATTTTGGTCGTCTACCGCTATCTCTTAAATTAATATTATAAGTCATATCTTCATCTAAATATGTTGCGAGATCAGGATGACCTTCTGCATCTAAATATTGCGCTCCCATATTTTCCGCGTCAATAAGTCTTTTAAGCATATTTTTTGCGTGTGCTGAACTTGTAACTTTTGACGCCTTTCTCACTCCTACAGTTCTCAAAGGTGTTCCCTCTTGTTCCATCTTTAACCTATAAGCAAATCTATCCGCTTTTTGTTTTTCTAACCTCCTTAAATAGCTCGCCAGCTGTGCCTCGTTCATATCAGCTTTTTTTACACCTCCGATTAGAAGACCACCCAATGAAGGATACATACCAAATCCAGTCAAACCGCCTCGATGACGTGGCATCATATGTCGAGAGTGCATTTTTTTATTAAAGTTTGAAGTGTTTAAAAAAAATTAATTGTATTATATAATAAAAAAAATAGTTTTTAATTTAATTATTAATTATTTAAACCTTTTTTAAAAATTCCTAGAACATTCCACGAATAGCACCCCTGATTTTATGTCTTGGATACATTCCAGATCCTTCAATTTTTCCAACTGCTTTTTTAGTCAAAGCTCCAATAATTGGCTTACTTACAGGTGAAATATAATCAAGTACACCTCGCATATCATGCTTAAAGTCAGACCAAGTATATTTTCCGCCAGAATATCCTTTTCCTCTCGCATTTCTTTTTAATGTTTCTTCTGCAAGATAAGGCATTTCACTTGCAGCCGCTACCATTTCGGGTGTAATTCCTCCAGTGTGAACATCAACTTGTCCGTTTCCTGAAGTAGTAATCCATCCATCAGTAAGAGAAACAACTCTAACAACACAATTAGTAAGATTATATCCAGTATTATTATAAACAGTTATATTTGCTTGAAAATTACTTGATTCTACTTCGCCTACCGTACTTTCTGGGGGCAATTGAAGATCTTGTGCTACTGATAATATAAGGGGACTTGATGAGTATGTCCCTTTTAAATTACCAGTACTATCAACAATATTAGCACCAGAAAATCTTGGCCAATCTGCAATACCACCATTTTTTTTGTAAATTTGCCACAATTGGAATTGGGTAGCTTGTCCCAAAACAGATTGACGGATTCCAATATTGATATTTATATTAGTTATTGGTAAGAAAAAATCAGGTAGTGACGGTGACAATTGATTTAAAGATGTAGTTGATGGAATAACATAAATTAAAAAAGTATCAGGAATAATTGAAAGTTGTTGAGTATTTGTTGATATTTGAACAGATCCACCAGCCGGAATATTAGCAATTGTAGTATCTGTTGACTGAATATAACTATAATTGTATGCAGTAGGCATTGTACGATTTGCAAGTGATGATCCAAAAGGAGTAATAAATTGGCATAAAATAGCTTGATAATTAAAAACACCATCAACACCAGTAACAGTTGCACCATTTGGAATAGCATATGAAAGCATTCTTTGAATATTGTTAAAAGTCATAGTAATATTAACATTATTTAAGTTAAAAATTGCTTTTTGAGGATCAACGGTTGCATTATACAAAAATGGAGAAGCTATTAAATCTTCATAAATATTTGCAGTAAAAGTTAGAGTTGTATTTCCGGCTCCAAGTTGAAAGTTTGAAAGTTGCTTTGTTCTACAACTATTAATAGAACTACTTTGATTCTCATCTAATCCATTTGCAAAAGGAGATGCAACGGTTCCAACAATATCTGAATAATTCGTTACAAGATCTGGTGCAGATGCAGTTCCTGATTGATTTTGTCTTTGTGCGAAACTATCATTGTTAAGCTGAAGAAAAGCAGAAGTATATTTGTATGGCTCAATTTGAATTCCATTTGTGCCTAACATAATATTTAAATTTTGGAGTGTTTGATTAATTGGAAATGCACGAAGAGACAAACATTGTTGTTCTGTGAATAGGTTTAAATTGGTACCTGTAATAGTAAATGTTAACTGTGCATTAAATGTCAACGAACGAGATAATCCAAAATTAGGGGTAACTGGTATAACTATGTTTGGCGAGAGTGAAGGAGAAGGGGGGACGGCTGTATAGTACTGCACTGAAGGTACAGACTCATAAACAACCAAAGTTGGTTCAGAAAGGTCAACCCTTCCATCTATGGCTTTTGCTAGTTTCATCATTTTCACTGTGTTAAGGTTGCTTTTATTTTAAAAAGTTTTAAATATTTGAAATTTAATTGTATTATATAATAAAAAAAATAGTTTTTAATTTAATTATTAATTATTTAAACCTTTTTAAAAAAAAGGTTTTATCCAAAAAAATATTAGGCGATGCCTATGCAATGGCTTTTTAAACTTTATTTACATGTGAATTTCTTCCCTCTATTATATCTTTGTGTGTAAATGTTAATTTTAACGAGCAATTACGAAGTCCCCATGTTTGCAATGGTATTGTCTGTCCTTGTAAATTTTGCCAGAATACCCCAATACCAAAATTTGTAATTGGTGCTGAACCTCCCATTTTAATAGGTGATGAATATAAATCACTTGTTGCACTATATGATATTGGTTGTTGAAAACTACTTGCCCCACCTTGTGAATAATTAACTAAGAAGTCCATCAAAATTGGTGTAACTTGGTTATTAAATGCTTCACCAACTAAATTTAATGGTAAATCAGATAATGTAGGATATGCAAGAGGTAAAGTTGTTATAACTTGAATTTTAGATAATGCAAGAAAACACCATGGAGCCGAAATATCTTGTAACATTTGAATCATTACTGTTGCCGGATTTGGAGGTTCAAATTCTGGTGGGCTTGGTTGTGGTGTATAATTATTTCCATTATTTTTTATAACTAATAATACATCTTGCCCATTTGGTGTTGTTGTTGAATTTGATAAAATATTAATTGCCCATCCTAATAAATAAGGTCTATAGCAATTATTAAAATAAATATTAACAACATCGTTACCTGTTGATTGATCATAAAATGACATTGGGTAGCAATTCATAGAAAAGAATTCTGTTGTTGGATTCCATGTCATATATGGTGCATTTGATGGTGGAGGTAATACTCCACCTGAAGCAATTGATAAATTAATAAATGCAGTTAATAATGCAGTATTAACCATTTGAGCGATTGTATCATATGAAAATACATTTCCCCATCCGTTTATCGGTTGAGAACTTACAGGAGTTGATGGAGGTAATACAGTTTCGTCATCATTTATTACTCTTAAAAATACTTGTCCAGAATTAAAGCCTTGATAGGTAAGATAAACAGAATAAATAGTATTATAACCGTCATTATATGGTGCAGTTGTGTTTAATTGTGGTTGCCACAATGGAATTCTATTTGTGCAAACAATCATTCTAGTTACTGAAACATAATAATCTTGTGGATTTGAAAGAATAACTCCCGCACGGTTAACTTGAGCTGAAACATTAGATAATCCATTAGTTAATGTTGAAAGATTAACTTCAAGAGAAAAAACAGAAGGCGATGATGTCATCTCACTGCGTAGAGGTTGCTAATATTTTTTTTGGCGATCGCTATGCAATGCGGATTATTTAAATTATTATTTTATATATTTATATATATATATTATATTTTAAATAAAATATTTGCAAGTAAATAATTGCCATTGCATAGGCATCGCTTATAAAAAAGTAATACCAACCCCTACGGAGTGGGAAATAATGTTGCAATTATCCCCAGTAAATAAAAGAGAAATTGGATTAAGACCTGTTGCGGTTGTTCAAGATGAATATGAAATACCAATTGGTATGTTAAAAGTTGGTGAAAAAGGAGGTGAACAATTAGTTGAATTGCCAAAAGAATTACATTTTACGGTTTGCCCTGAAACTCGTGATAACATGGTTCATACAATATTTATAAGTGGTGGTCAGGGTTGCGGAAAATCAACTTGGGCTGGTTCATACTGCAAAGTATTTATTGAAATGTTTAGACCAGAACCACAATATATAACTATTATTAGTGCAGATGATGTAGAAGATCCAGCATATAATTTTCCACATAGACATATTAAAATAGATGATGAATTCGCATCAGATCCTCCAGAATTAGAAGAATTTACAAATCCTGATGGGCGCTCAATTGTAATATTTGATGACGTTGAGATAACGGATAAAAAAAAAGAAAAAGCATTGCAGGGTGTAATGGATGCGGTATTAACAAGGGGAAGAAAAAGAGGTATTTCTTGCTTATTTATTAGTCATAGAAGCGCAGACTCAAAAAGGACGAAAATGATTTTGACTGAATTAAATTGTGCTGTATGGTTCCCAAAGCTTTCATCATCGAGGAACACAACATATTTCTTACATCATCACCTCGGTATGCATGAAGGTATGAGAAATGCTTTAAAAGCCGAAGGATGGGGACGTTGGGTTGCATTAATTACATCTGCACCTCAAATATTAATTAGTGAAAAAAGAGCATGCATATATGATTATGATGAAGTTGAAAAAGCATTGAAAAAAAGAACAATAATTGATAAAAAAAGAGCACAAAAAGAAGCTGTTGAAATGCTTGAAGATAACCTATAGCATACTATTTAAATATTTTATATTATCTTCAATATTATCATATCTTCCCCATAATAAAACCATTGAAAACAAAGCAGGTGATGGAGTTAATGAATCAATTAATTTTTTTTCATTTAAATTGCCAAGATGTCTTGCAATATAAGCCATTCTTTTATTTTTATCGTGATGGTCAATATATGTGCCATTGGCATAGGCATCGCCAAAGTCTATTTTTTTTCCATCATCTAAAATTGCTCTAAATCTTTTTCCTTTTCTTGGACTTTCAATTACTTCAATTATTTTTACCATTTTTAAATATATAAATATATATATAATAATGAATAATTTAATAAAATCATCAGGATTTATTATTGGTTTTTTCGGATTTGGAATATTTTCTGCAATTGATACACATACTAAATTAAATAAACTAAGAAAAGAATTAGAATTAGATGAATATCTCACTCACAGACGAACAAATAAGTCATCTATTGGACAACGAAGTTCAAGTGATGCCGTACTCAGAACTAATAGAAAAAGGTGTAATGAATGTATTACGACAAAGTCCAAGTAAAGCAGTTGTATTTTTAGTTAGAAGTTCAAATGAATATGGTCATTGGTGTTTATGTTTTTTAAAAACAAACGGAACTGAACAGGGTATTCATTGTTATGATTCATACGGAAATAAACCAGATTCTAAAGCATGGAAGAAAGGACTAACAAAAAAAACATTAAAACAATTGCATCAAGAAAATCCTTATTTATTAAGTGAATTATATGAAACAGGAAAACCAATTTATTTTAATGAATATCAACATCAATCATATAATCCAAATGTTGCAACTTGTGGTAGACATGTTGTTTGTCGTGCTTCTTTTACTGATTTAGATACTGACGAATATAATGAATTAATACATTCAAAAGGAATAAGTCCAGATGAACTTGTTGTAAATTTAACACAACAATATATTTAATTTAAAATATTATTTTTTTTATTATATAATACAATAAAAAAAATGTCAGCAAGAACAATAATTAAAGACGGAATATTTAAATTAGATCTTCCAGGTACTATTGGAGTTGCAACAAATGAACTACAACTAAAAACAAATAATGGTATCATTTTCGCAGATGGAACAATCCAAACAAGTGCGGGAGGTGCAACAGGAGCAACTGGTCCGAAAGGCGAAACAGGAGCTAAAGGAGAAAAGGGTGATATGGGAGACACTGGAGCGACTGGTGCAACTGGAGCAAGAGGAGAAAAGGGTGATATGGGAGACACTGGAGCGACTGGTGCGAAGGGAGAAACTGGATATACAGGAGATACTGGTGCTACTGGTTCTGCTGGTCCGCTTGTTGGTTTACAATCAATCGTTAATGTTAGTGGTGGCCTAAATAATGCAGATGGGAATACTGCTCAAATTGGATTTTATACTAATGGATCTCAAATAGAAATTAATCCTTATCAAGTAGATGTTTTTAATACTGCTTTATCACTTCGTAATGTTTTAAGAGGTGATGAAATAACAATTAGAGATGATGTAAATAATGCACAAGTTCAACTTTATACTACCTCTTCAACAATTAGTGATAATAATTATAGTCATAGAAGTATTTCATCTTCTCATAAAATTGAAAAATTAAATACATTAGCACAATCATTATTAGATTCATCAAGTTTGACTTTAACAAATGAAAGCGGTGATGTCTCCGTATTATCCGCAACTGATTTAACATTTGATGGATTAAGTATTAATGATCTTTTTACATTTTTAAAAATTAAACAAACTAATGTAATTAATCAAAATATATCCGCTGCTATATATGCTGATGGAAAAGCACCAACTGCACCAACAAGTACAATTATTAATACATATGCATTTTCTTCTTCGTGGTATTTCAAGAACACAGTAGCGAGTCAAAAAATAAACTGGTATATTTCTGGTAGTATTGGTATGGTTGTGGGTGATGTTTTAGGTTTATATATGTATTATTTTAATGGATTAACTACAAGTAATGACAATACGGGTTTTTTCGTAATATATACTAAGCCTCAAACTGGAGACCCTACTTGGTATAGGTCAAAAAGAGTTTATATATTTGATCAAACCGTAACACCTGTTGCTAATACTAGATATTGCCCTTTCGCTAATTTAAGCGGAACATGTCCTACTCCTTCACATTATGGATTTGCATTAAATAATATGGGATTATCACCTGTTGCAGGTTCTAATGTTGGACTATTTTTACCTGATGAAGAAATACTCGCATTCAGTATTCAAAGTAATAGTGCAAGTGCTATTAATACGGTTGAATTTTGTGTAAGTAAGTTTGGAATTATGACTTATAGTGGAACTCAAGAATTTGCATTTATACCAAATTAATAATAGCCATTGCACCCATTCCATAGGGGTCGGGGGTAAGGGGGAGAATCCCCCGGCATCGCACCAACCTCTACGGAGTGAGAATAATACCTTCTTGTTCTAATAAATTAATTGCATTATTAATTTTATTTTTTTTAGATTTTAATTGATATTTTTCTTTCATCTTTTGAAGCATTTTTTCCCTATTTTTTTCATAATATGTTCGATTATATTTATATCTAATATTATCAAATGGTAAACCATCTTCATATTTTGATGGTTTTCTCTCATTTATCTCTTCTCTTTTTTTTCTTGGATTTTTTGCTGTCCATTTCTTTCTTTGTTTATCTTTAAAATATCCATTTTCAAAAAGTACTTCAATAATTCCTTTTTGTCTAGTTTTATTATCATCATTTTCGTTTTGGTTTGACATCTTAAAAAATAATTTTCTTTTATATATTTATAATATTTTATTTATTTAATATAAAATTAATTAATTAAATAATTTATCTAATCTTATTACTGGTTTTTCTTCTTCTTTAATTTTTATTACACCTTTACTACTTACTTCTATTTTTTCTTTTGGTGTCTCATTGTGCCCTAATGGATATGAATCATTATTATCTTTAAAATATCTATTCCCATCATTCATTTTGATTATCTTTGTATCATTTATAACATGTTCTACTGTTCCATCATTTAAGTTTCTAACAAATTTAAACGGTCTTACATTTTGAATAGGTACTGTTTTTAACATGCTTTTAAAATCATTTTTACTCAAAGTTTCTGTGTAACATCCCTTTCCTGTAAAGTGTTTTTCAATTTCTCCATTTGGTAATAGTAATTCAATATATTTCACTTTTTTCGCAGTGAATGCCCCATATATTATTTTACCATCATAATCATTAGAAAAATCTCCTAACTCTTTACTCCATTGAATTTGGTCGTGATATTTGCTGTCAATATATAAACTATCCGTGTCGGTATAGTATGGATCAGTTTTTGTTATCATTTCATACATTCTTAGTTTTGAGTAAGATAAAACCAAACCTCCTAAATGTGGCATTTCTCTAACAAAATTACCTAAATCTCCTTTAAATGCATATAATAATAAATTGTTTTCTATGTCTGCTTCCATTGTCCATGTGCCATTTTTATTTTCTAATTTTGCTTTTACTATCTCTTCTTTATCTGTTATTGTGAAAAATAATTCGTTCTTTGATCTTTGCAATGTCTTACCATATATACTATTCAACATTAATTTTGCATTTCCATATTGTGGACTTCCTTTTTTGCTATTCTTTTTAATATTATAAAATTCCTCAATATAATCTCTAAATATATAATCTGATGTCTCCCAATAATAACCTGATTTTATATTTACTTTATATCCATATTTTCTCATTTGATCAATATCAACACTGTTATATACAACCTTATCAACGTCAAATAAATTATATGAGTTGTGTATTTTATCATTGCATACCGGATATTTTATATCTTTTGGTTTAATAACTTTGCATTCATAATAACCAATTTTATCTTTCATATATTTTAATGTAAATTTTGGCTTTCCTGTTGGATATTTAAAATTCCACATTGCCCAAGGGTACAAACTATTAATGTCTGGACTTTCCATATAATGTGTAACATCTTCAAATTTTATTTTACCTTTTCTTATTTCATCATATTGAGTACTTATAAATTCTCTTTTAAATACTTCGGTTCTACCTCCATTATTTCCTCTTCTGAAAAATTCGCTCATTTCTTTCTTCATCATTTGTGGTAAATCATAATTATTAACTTTCCAAAAATGTTTTAATATTTGCATAGATCCTTGAGATGCAGTAAATAAATCAAGAAATATAATACCTCTTTCAGTATATGGAAGTTCTAACTTTTCGTATAGTTGATAAGTTCCGATAACATCTTTTCTACAATATTCATCTAACTCTTTTTCAAACTCTTCTGAAGTATCCTTACCAATTCTTCCGTAATCATCTATACTTCCTTTTGATATCTCGCAGTTATAAGCTTCTAAATTATCTTTTAATTTTCCAGTTGTAAAATTCATTAAGTCAACTATTTCTATTGTCTTACTATCAATTATTATTCTTCCTCTCATTACTTTATTTGCACCTGTTCTGTATTCTATTAAATTACCTCCTTGTTTCATTATCTCTTTTTTTAATAAAATATAATCAAAAGTGCCTGAATTATATCCTATCAAATGTGTATAGTTTTTTCTTCTTAACATTTTTATAAATTTTTTTGTACTATCTTCTCCACAATATGAATTATAAATATATTCGGATCCTTTTTTGTGTGCAAATCCTATTAAATGTGGAATATGAAAAACTTTTGAATCAATTTGTTTCTGTTCTGTTTCTATGTCAAACACTAAAACTTTATAATTTTCAATATTTATTTTTGCTTCTTCTTCTTTACCTTTTTTATATTTATCTGTTTTCATATAGTCTAATTTTTCTTGTTTTATTAATGATTTTGACTTGCAAATTATAAAATGATTATTTAATAATAGTATAAATTCATTTGACTCTCCGGCTTCTTCTAAGTTTTTAAATACCGGAACCGGTGGATTATAAGAAAGTATATCTGTAATACTCATGAAACCTTTTCTACTTTCAATATTATATTGTTCTAAACATTTTTGTCCGCAATTATTAGTAGATGTAGGATTAAATATTTTATACTTACTTTTTAAATCATTATCAATTTCTATTTTCCTACCTCCTTGATCTATTTCAAATAATACTTGAATTTCATTAATAATATATACACCCTCTGATTCAGCCCCAAGATGCCCATTGTCTTCAACTTCGTTAAAAATTTCGTCAATATTATCATTTAATGTTGTTTTACAGATAGTCTTTTGATTTGAATAATTACGTATTGGTATCTCCTCACCAGTATTTTCGTCGTATTCTATCACAGTTTCTACGAAGTGTCCTTTTAAAGCAAAACACATATAAAAATCCATTGGCACTTTTTCATATAATACCATCATAATTCTAAATATTTCTGGTAAATCATCTTCTGTAAATAATATCCCTTCTTCTTTTGGCACTCTCCAATAATAACATTGTACATCTGCTCTTTCAAACCTTTTTTCTGATAATTTTATAGGTTCATTAATAATACCTGCATCTATTATAGGAAATTCTTCATCTTCTTCTGTCCATTCCGGTAATGGAAGATAATCTCTCAATAAAATATTTTCAACTTCTAAAGTTGTATAATTTAAACCTCTTCTCGCAAAGTAACTTCTTACTCTTGAAATATAGTTTGTTTTAACTCCATTAATTCTTTTAAACTCTTCTAATGCTATTTTTAGATCTCTTTTTCTCTGTTCTTTTGCCTGTTTTCTTGCTTCTTTAAGATTTCTTTCTGCTTGCTTGGCTTCTCTCCTTAATCTTGCTTGTCTCTGCCTTGCTGTTTCCCTTATAGGAATATTTTCTTGCTCCATTAATTAAAAAAATTTTTTTTCTTAAAAATTATTATAAGTATATATATAAAAATATATTTATTTAATATAAAAATAATTAATTAATTATTTAAAAAAAAATCGATGATTTAAAAATTATTTAGATCTATAGTTTGATTTAATTAAAATAAGGATTAAAATAAGGGGTTAAAAATAAGGGTTAAAAATAAGGGTTAAAAATAGGTTTTGGACTAATTAAACTAATTAGTCAACAAGTGGCCAACAAGTGGTCAACTAAGCCTACGGCTTAAGCCTACGGCTTAAGCCTCGGCATCGGGCTTCGCCCTCAGCCTACGGCTGCTTCGCCATTTTATTTGAATATTTATTTGGATTTTTTTTTTGAACTTTTTTTAAGAAAATTAAAAATTTCAGTTGAATGAAAAGTGTTTTTAAAAACACTTTTTTTTT